ACGCGCACCGGACACCATTGATTCAGTCCAGAGCGCGCCGTCAGCATTGAACCGTCGGGGCCGCTGCATGTATTGCGCTTCCGCGGTTCGCCGGTGTGAAAACAATGAGGTGCGATGTGATTCATTGTGCTTGTACGGCCATAGCCAGCCGTCAGGCAGACCATGTTCAATGGGTATCGCATGCGAGTTTTCCGGGTACAGTACTGAATACTGTTCGCTGTTATCAATCAGCACCGGCAGGTTCAGGTGGTGCCACTGTTCGCCACTCCCACCGCGCAGCAGATAGCCACTCAGGTCGTGGTAGTGAATTCGCTGCATGATGACCACGATGGGTGTGGTCTCAATAGCCAGACGGGAACGGATGGTTTCATTGAAGCGGGTGTTCACCCCGACGCGTATGGTTTCGCTATAAGCGTCGTCAGGTTTGACCGGGTCATCAATAATCAGACTCCCCTGCCAGCCCGACTCCATATGCCCGGCACGAAAACCGGTAACCTGACCCGCAGCGGACGAGGCATACACCCCGCCGCCGTATTCGGTCCACCACATGGCTTTACTGTCGGCGTCATCGCGTAGCGCCATCGGCCACATGGCCTGAAAGGCAGCAGACTTCACGATGCTGCGTGTGGTAGACGAGTTCAGTAATGCCAGGTTGTGGGAATAGGACAGGTGCATGAAACGGGCACGGCGGTTAAGCGCCAGCCCGCGGCCCATCATATTGATGGTGGCCAGTTCCGTCTTGGTATAACCCGGGGGCACATTGATGATGAGTCGCCGGATATCACCATCAATCACCCGGTCCAGCGTCCGCTGTATCACCTGGTGATGTTGCGCGACGATCATTCGGCTGCCGGTGCGCTGCTTAAAGAAGTAGCGGGTAAAGTAGAGCCCGTCCTCTTCACACTCTATTCGGCGTGCAGCAGTCTTAAAGTCAGCAGTCGTCATCCTCCAGCATTTCCCGGCGCGCCTGCCGGTATTCCTCGCGTGAAAGCAGCGCAACCTCAAGCGGGCCGCCGTCTTTGCCTGTCAGCGACGTCGTACCCTGCTCGCGGAATGCCTGCACTGAAATATGTTTACCGAGTAACTCCAGATTCCTGACTTTGTCCGGCCACTTAATCTTTTTCAGGATACCGACCATCTCGCGATCTTCGCCCCGGCCTTCAAACATCTCAGCCAGATCGAATCCGCTCAGGTATCGACGCCATGAGGCGGGCCATTGCGACACAGGTTTTAAGCTCATGTCATCTCTCATGATGTTGAGCACGTCCATCTGATCAATCTCAAACAAGCGTCTCAGCACATAATCAGCATCAACATCGATTCGATCATTGCGCTGTGCTTTCAGTTCAGAGATTCTTATCTGAACGCTAACATTTGCTAATAGACGGGCACCCTGTTCATTCGCAGTTTTTGCACTGTACCCCGCCCGAATGGCCGCTTGCGTGGCGTTCAAATCGATGAGGTACTCGCGACAGAACATTTGTTGCTTGTCGGTGAGTGCCATAACTTCCTCAATCAGTTAAATGCATGGGAATAATTATGTTTATTTTAAACTGGCTGTTAGCCCATCACATACCGTCTATAGCGACTGGTATCGTATCTGCATTATTTTGGGTGATATCAGCGACCGTTAAATCAAAGCTGAACCCAGGAAAGGTAATGATCACTTTCAATGGGGAACAAGACGATGTCGATTTACATAATTTTTACGATACCGCGCGATTGCAATCCAAATACAACTCCATAGCTGCATTAGCCGCGGCAGCTACTGTTTTATCTCAGGCTTTAGGCTGGTAATTTTTTACAAACCACAACATGCGCAGAAGTGCATCGGTTTAAAGCCAAATTTTTAGCAGAGATCATTTGCATAACTTTTACTTAAAGCATTTCGTTTCATAAAAAAGAACGAATGCTCTCCTAACTGGCACTGCTACAGAATCTCTTATATATTTACTTGAGCGTATTTCAGCTGATTCGATTACCCCCTGAGGCCAAAAAATGAATGATAAGAAGCAATCTGATAAGCGCCCGCCTTCTCCTCCCCCTTCGCGTGAGCCTACGCCAAACCATCGACGCGATGGCTCAAATGGAAACGATAGCAGAAAGAAATGGCATACTGACGGTGTCAGACCACCCAAGCCATCAAATCGATAGTATTGAGGTCATAAATGGAACGCTGGGAACTGGAGTACTCAATTTGTCTTTCTCATTACAAAGAGAAGATGTACGCCACTCTCACTGGCCGCATAGATAAGGCTATCAATTTCACTCTCCTTCTCACCGGCTCTGCAGTATTCGCTAATTTTGGCAGCAACATGTTTTTTGGTGCCATGGTTGCTAGTTTGTCTGCACTATCTTTTGTCGGTGAGTTTGGACGAAAATCATCTGAAGCATTACGAATATCCAAGGAATATCATCAACTTTTAATTTCAAAGGATAAGCTGACAGATGAAGCTCTCGCTATTGCTTTTGGAGAATTAAATAAAAATGATTCTACAGTCTGGAACTGTCTATCAGTAGCCGCACGAAACAGAACAAAACTTGCTCTCTATGGAACAGAAAAAAGCAAGCTTGAGGATTACGGAATGTTTGACGGCATAATGTCTTGGCTAGCGGGCGATAAGCCATAAAAGTATGTGTTTATATTTATTCAAGATAAAAGTGATTTAATTTAAGCACTGCTCTTTGATGTACTGCTGCAACCCGGACATTTGCTTTCGGGCAACTTCGATTCGCTCTCGGAGGGTGAAATGATCCTGTTGAGCGGCGTCAGTAAGACCGGTGGTCAATTTTTCATAAGCTGTCGCCACTACAAGGAGGCGAAATAACCAATGCGACTTATGATGATTACCTGTTAGTCGTGGTAAATCACTTTTTACTAAATTCAACACTATCTGTCGTGCAGTCCAGCATGCCAAAGTATTCCCCGATAGCTGACTGGCCGTTACGCTGAGTAAAAGGGACTAACCAGATATCGTTCCCGAATGTCATCTGCCCATAGTCAATCAGAATCCCATTCTTTTGAGCTGCGTCCTGAGCGTCAGAGAAAGTTTTCCATTCAGCCTGGGCTCCGGTCTTGGCACGGATCACCTTAGCCATGATGGTCTGATTATCATAATGCCGGCAGGCTTCAGTCTGGGCGGCATCAACTTTTGAAGGTCTGATCGATACTATCAACAGAGTCATTACAGCAAATGCGAGCACTGCCAGAACTGTGATGGCGATGACTAAAATTTTGACTACCCTTTTCATATGATCCTCATCCTGAGCTATTTAGATGAGAATCATACCTGATGCTCCTTGCAATTATCACGCTGCCTTGCACGACAGGTGCACTGCATTGCTCACAGATACTTAATCGCCAGTGCTTTCACATCGTCCTTTGCGGCTTCGCCCAGCAGAGCAACCCCACTTTCAACAAACGCCAGCGCAGCTTCAAAATCATGAACGCCCACTTTGACATCAGCTGATGGGGGCATCTGCGCTGCTTCGGCGGAGAATCCGGACTGTTCAACAACTTCGTCATTCATTGATTCTGACATTTCAGTACTCGCTTCTTCAGGGTGGATAAACTGGCCTTTCAGCCACTGGAGGAAATTCATTTCTGCCGTTCCCGTTCAATTTGCCGGATGGCGGCCTTGTCCTGGTTGCACTGCTCCAGAGCGTTAAGCAGATGCTCATTCAGCTCCAGGCTGTCTCCCCAGGTCAACGGGTCAGGAATCAAAGGCACAGCGCAGTCAGCCAGCAGACTCACCGGTATCGGTACTGGCGGAACCGGTACGTATTTTGTCCCGGTGCGCACGCAGCTGGTCAGCAGCAGGACGAGGCACAGGTTCAGTGGCACAGCTGTTACCCATGACCAGCTTGTGAATAACCACCACCCTGCGCTCGCTTTCTTCATTGCCTGCCTGATTTGCATTTTGAGTTGCCCGGGCAATATCGCTGAAGAGGGCTGTTGCCCTGAGAACATTAGTCGCGAGCATCTCTGCTGAAGCTGTTTCCTGCGCCAGCTGCCTGTTCTGTTGAGTGATCACGACTTTCGACAAGGACTGAAACTTCAGGGCGACGCATAGCGCGATGACCAGCAAAAACAGACCCGTGATGGTAACGGCACCCCACTTAACGCGGCTTAAGGTCATCGCTGCTCTCTGCCAGGCAAAGTGCACGCTCAGTTTCGCGACGCTTCATTAGCCCTTTCCACCTCCTGCCACCGGCAAAGATCCAGCGCCGCAGTTCATTGCAGGCACCCGTCGTGTCGCCTGCGTTGAGTTTTCTCAGAAGGGAAGAGCGGGAAAAAGCGTCAGTACCGGTGTTATAGGCAAAGCTGTAGAGTGCAGCGCGCTGGTAATCGCTGAGGGGGACAGTGACCAGACTGTCAACAGCTGCCTGAACGGGTTTCAGGTCTTCACGCAGCAGGCTGTCGCACTCACTGTTGGAATAGGTTTTGTTACTGACAATATCGGGGCCGGTGTGACCATCACAGGCGGTGAGCACACCAGCGACATCCCGATAGGGAACATAACGACGCCCTTCCAGACCATCCGGACCACCCAGCAGCGTCATTGCCAGAGTCAGGGCACCCGCACCGGCTGCAGCCAGAAGTCTGTTACGCAGCGCAGCGGAAATAGCCATGATTTATTGCGGCTTATTCTGGCAGGTACAGCGCAGCGCCCTAATTTCTGCCAGTGTCGCCTTGCGCCGGTAATACCCGTTGATGACGCAGGTTACGGTTGCAAGACTGATACCGGCCAGAACGCCGACGGCGCTCCACTCTTCCGGACTGAAATAGGTCAGGATGCCGTGGACGATTTCGCCCGCGGATACGCCATAAGCGACACCAGTTGTGAGTTTGCTCATCAGGATTTGCCGCGCAGAACAGGAGAAAAGTAGCCGGAGCCGGTGGATGAGCAGGATACAGTGACGGCATCCGGTCATAAAAAAAGCCCTGACAAAAATGCCAGGGCTGAATAGAAATCTCTCGAGGGTCATTTACCCATCGTTGGAACCAATCTAACACAAAAAATGGAAAAGTAAATAGTGAGCTATAACATCGTTACATGAATTATCGCTCGCTATTTAGTAATGCGCGATAACGCCTTCTCTGCCCAGGCCTCTTCCCGGTGCAGCTCGGCGACCAGAAACTCCAGTAGCTGCTTCACGCTTTTGTTCCACGTATCAAGAGTAAGAGCCTGCGTGACCTGACACACCGTCCTGAATACAACAGCGGAAGGGATACGTTCAAAGCCGCGCCCGGAACACCGCTTACAGGGCTGATAAACCGGCACACCCTGAAATCGTGTCATCACACGGTTAACGGATTCCCCTCGCCCTTTGCAGTCCTTGCAGGCAGCCCGCACGACACCTTTTCCGTTACATTTGCTGCAGCACTTTCCGTTGCACAGGCCTGTGCCGTCACAGGCATGGCATGGCGATTCGGTATCCGGGCTTCGCGCATAATCGAGAAAGGCATAGCCCGCAATGATCGTGATGACGGCCATGCGCTCTTCTTCGGAAAGTTTTGTGAGCGCAGGATAACGTGAGGATGCCTGCAGGCCTGTCATCGCCAGCAACCGTATGGCGCGCGCTCTGTCCTGACCGGAGACATTCATTTTTCCAAAAAAGGCAGAGTACCCGAGCGGAGCACGTTTCTGTGTCATGCCCAGCGCAGCCATTACATCGCTGCCGGACATGGCATCAGGTGACAGGGATGACTGATGGACGATTGGGGTAACGGAACGCGGGGAATGGTACTTAACAACACTTTCAAGTTTCATGGTAAAGACTCTGTGCCGGTAAGAATGTCACCGGCACTATGAGTCGTGTCAGATTCATTTTTCTGAATGCCTGCAGGCACGTTCTGACGAATGAAAAATGAATTTCTGCACAAATTTTTCTCTGGGCAGCTGATGCCTGCCCTTCTCCGTCACCCGGCACCACAGTTCAATGAGCGCTTCGCCAGAATGGTGACGGGGGCTGGCCCCTTTCTTCCACCCGATTAGTGTGGAGGCAACCACATCCAGTTCATCTGCGATGTCCTGAAGGGAGTAACCGGAACGGCTCAGGTCTGTGAGGATCCGGAACCAGTCGATTTTATGAATATTGATGACGGGCACGCGACTTCTCCTGCTGTTACAGCCTGAGTAAATCTTTGAGATTTCTGACGCCCAGCTTATTAGCACAGTTTTTCCGGTGCTGGTA